AACCTACGAAATTTTTTAGGTTTTTACAATAGTCATTTTAATTATTTTTATGTAAAAAAACCCTTGAATCCCAACGATTTTTGACTAATAATTTAAATAGTTCTTTTTTTAGCTAGGCATTGTAGCTTTTTGAACTAGGTAATTGACCCATTTTTAATTACCGATTCGGGGGTGGGTTTGCTTCTATGCTTTTTTTCCCCGCCCCCTTTTAAAAAATAATTTACCAAAAAATAATTTTAGGTTTTTGTTGAAAATATAAATAAAAAAAACTAAACATATAAAATTCAAATTGTTACGAAATGGGAGAAACAATGTTTATTGACGAAAATTCAAAACCTAAAGAAAAACTAAAAGCATGGTATTTATTTACCGAAGATTTTATTGCTGGAACTCAGCACATGACCAATCAAGAAATAGGCATTTATATTAGATTGCTTTGTTGGAATTGGAATAAAAGATGCAAAGGCATACCAGATGATAAAAGTTTAATTTTTAGAATTGCTGTTGCCTTTGAAGATCAAGAACAAAAAACTTGCGTTAAAGTATTAGCAGAAAATTTTACATTAGTTGAAAAAAAACACTGGCAGAACGAAAGACAACTACAGGAATATTTATATATTCGTAAAAGAATAGATGCGTCTAAATTAAATGGTAAATTGGGAGGCAGACCAAAAAAACCTAGTCATAACCCCCCTACCCCTACCTCTACCTCTACCAATACATCTACTAATAAATACTCTCCTATTTTTAATAAATTTTGGGATAGGGTAACAAACAAAGTTAGTAAAGGTACAGCAGAAAGGAACTTTAAAAAGATTGAGCAAGAGTGGCGAGATCAGCCCGAAAAATTAGCCGATATGTATAATTCTTATTATGATTCGGTAAAAGATAAAGAATTTGCCAAACAGCCCGCATTCTGGCTATCAGCAAAAAAGTATTTAGATGTAGTTCCTAAAAAAAACTATGATTTTGGTATAAGAATAACAAAGGACGAAGATAGAATTAAAATGTTTACAGACGCTATAAAAGATAAGAAAGTAACTAAATTTATAAAAGATTATGCTGTTAAAAATAAAGATGTGATTGATATGGGTATCAGGAAAGGTTTTTTAACTAAAGAGCAAGCAATCAATGATCTTGGAATGAAAAATGAATATAGATGAGTAAACCTTTAAGAATATCGGAACAGGCGGCTGTGCAAATGCCCATGAAAACAGTTGCCTCGTTGATTTTACTCGTAGCGGCTGGCGTGTTCGCTTATACGGAACTTACGGCTAGGCTAGTATCGTTGGAGACGTCTCGTGAGTTAATGAAAGCTGATTTACTAAAGGCTAGCGATCAAAAACCAGTCGATCAGGAACAGTTCATGCTTTTGGAGTCTCTTTTTTCTGACGTAGAAAAATTAATAGAAAATCAAGAACAAAACGTAACAAATAAAGTAAATATAGAATTTAACAAACAATTATTAGAAAAAGCATTAGAAGATATAGAAAAATTAAAAGACAAAGTAAGAGAAAACGGAAAGAATTATTGATGATTGAAACTGTTGTTGCTTTACTTTTACTAATCAATGGAGAAATAAAAGAGGCAAGAATCCAAACCTCAATGTCAGAATGTTTAAAAGGGTCTCGACTAGCTAAAAGGCAATTGAAATCTGGTAGTAATATTAAATATCAGTGTATAAAGTCAAAAGCAGAACTGGAAACAAATATAGATGGTTCTTTTTCAATTAAAACTTTAATTTTAGAATAGGCTTTATTTATTTAAATTTTTTTGATAAACAGAACTTACCTAACTCATAGGGTAAGAGGATTATGGCGAGACCAAAAAAGTATAATATTGACAAGGAACAAGTCAAAAAATTAGCAACATTAGGCTGTACAAATAAAGAGATTGGAGATTTCTTCGGTTGTAGTGCTGATCTTATTGAGAAGAGTTATTCGGAATTTCTGACAAAAGGTAGAGCAGATATGAAAATGAGGCTCAGACAGCTACAGTGGAAGAGTGCAGAAAAAGGAAATGTTGTAATGCAGATATGGTTAGGCAAACAAATTTTAGGTCAGTCAGAAAATATTATTACGGAAGACGATCAACCTTTGGCATGGAATCTTGAGTGATACCATTCCCAAAAGTAAAGGCTCAAATAATTTATGCAGACCCAGCTTGGTCATTTAAAACGTATTCAGAAAAAGGACAGAACCGATCTGCTAGCAAGCATTATAATACCCTTAGTATTGACGATATTTGTAAGTTACCTATTTCTGATATTTCTGACGATAATTGCACTTTATTTCTTTGGGCTATTGACTCGATGTTGCCAGAGGCTTTTAGGGTCATTAAAGAATGGGGCTTTACATATAAAACAGTGGCTTTCACATGGGTAAAAGAAAATATTAAATCTGATGGGTATTTTACTGGAATGGGTTATTGGACAAGGTGTAATCCTGAACAGTGTTTGTTGGCTACTAAAGGTAAACCAAAAAGAATTTCTAAATCAGTCAAACAATTAATAATTAGCAAAAGGCAAGAACATAGTAAAAAACCTGACATAGTTAGAAATAACATTGTTGAGTTATGTGGCGATCTTCCAAGAGTAGAACTATTTGCTAGACAAAAAATAAAAGGCTGGCACAGTTGGGGAGATCAAATTTAATGGCACTTACCGAACCTCAAAGAGAAGTAATTAAGTGTAATAAAAGATTTAGAGTTCTTATATCTGGTCGTAGATTTGGTAAAACTTTTTTAGCTATTCAGGAAATTGCTAAATTTGCTAGATTTCCAAATCAAAGGGTTTGGTACGTCAGCCCTAGTTATCGTCAAAGTAAAACTATTTGCTGGGATATGCTTAAAGAAATGATGATTAGGCATAGATGGGTAAAAAGAATAAATGAGTCTGATTTATCATTGTTGCTTAAAAACAACACTCTAATAAGCCTTAAAGGGGCTGATAATGACCAGTCATTAAGAGGCGTTGGATTAAACTTTATTGTTTTAGACGAATTTGCTGACATCAAACCACAGGCTTGGTATGAGGTTTTGAGACCAACTTTAAGTGACACGCTAGGTCACGCACTATTTTGCAGTTCACCAAAGGGCTTTAACTTTGCTTATGATTTATTTACCAAAGATGACCCAGAGTGGCAGAGTTTTAAATTTACTACATTAGAGGGTGGTCAAGTATCTGAGTCTGAAATAGAGCAAGCAAAGAATGATTTAGATGAAAGAACTTTCCAACAAGAGTATTTAGCAACCTTTGTAAATTACGCTGGAATTATTTATTATAATTTTAACAGAGAAAAAAATATTTTAGAAAAATATAATAAAAATTATAACACAATTCATATTGGACAAGATTTTAATATAGACCCGATGGCTGGTGTTGTTTCTGTAATAGAAAATGATAGAATATTTATTATTGATGAGATTCAAATTTGGTCATCAAATACAAACGAAATGATTGAAGAAATAAAAAATAGATACCCAAATAAAAAAATAGTTATTTATCCTGACCCAAGTTCTAAAGCTAGAAAAACGTCTGCTGGAGGTATGACTGATCTTGCACTTTTAAAGAATGCTGGGTTTGACGTTAAGGTCAGAAACAAAGCACCACTTGTTAGAGATAGAATAAATGCAGTTAATTCTAAATTTAAAAATGCTAAAGGTATAAATAGTTTATATGTTTTAAAATCTTGCAAAAATGTTATTAAATCTATAGAAAGACAAATATACAAAGAGGGAACAAATGTGCCTGATAAAGATAGTGGTTACGACCATTTTAACGATGCGTTAGGATACATGGTTGAGTATAATTTCCCAGTCAAACGGGATTTTAAACCTAACCCTCTTCAAAGGTGGAGTTGATGGATAGAAAATTTTTAACAAGTAAGCACCCTCTATGGCACGCTAATATTCAAAACTGGGAATTTTTTATTAGATCATATCTTGGAGGTAATGATTATAAAAATGGTTATTACTTACATAGATATATTTTAGAGACTCCAGAGGAATACGATCAAAGAGTTAGACACACACCAGTTGATAATCACTGTAAAAATGTTGTTCAAATTTATACAAGTTTTTTATGGAGAGTACCACCGACAAGAGATTATGGTTCTTTAGATGGAGACCCACAGTTAGAAGCATTCATTAATGATGCAGACTTAGACGGCAGATCATTTAACACAATGATGAGAGAGGTGCAGATGAATGCAAGCATCTATGGTAACTGTTGGGTTATTATTGACAAGCCACAAACTAATTTAAGAACTAGGGCTGAAGAATTACAACAAGACATTAGACCTTATATGTCTATTTACACACCAGAAAATATCGTGAACTGGAATTACAAAAGAGCCGCTAGCGGAAGATTTTATTTAGATATGTTAATGGTTGTTGAGGATATTAATTCTGAAAGAGCAATATTAAAAATGTTTACTGAGGAAGAAATAACTACTTATGAGGTATCAGATTATGAAAAAGAATATGCAGAGGGTGATGTAAAAATAATTGACCAAGTGCCAAATGCTATCGGTGTTATCCCTTGTGTTAATGTTTATAATCTTAAAGGTGGTAAAAGACCTATAGGTATTAGTGATTTAGCTGATGTGGCATTTTTGCAACAGTCTATATACAATGATTATTCAGAAAAAGAACAGCTTATCAGATTAGCAAATCACCCAAGTTTAGTTAAGACTCCAAATGTTGAGGCTAGTGCTGGTGCTGGTTCAATCATAGAAATACCAGAGGATATGCAAGCTGACCTAAAACCCTACATCATTCAGCCAAGTGGACAAAATTTAGATGGTATTATGAAATGTATCCAAAACAAAATTGATGCAATAGATCGAATCACTCACATGGGTTCAGTTAGAGGTACATCAGGAAACCAAATCTCTAGTGGTATTGCACTACAAACAGAGTTTCAATTATTGAATGCTAAACTTTCTGAGAAAGCAGATTATTTAGAAAATGCCGAAGAGCAAATCTGGGACTTGTACGCTAAATGGCAAGATACAGAATGGGACGGGTCAGTAGATTATCCTGATACATTTGATGTTAGAGATTGGGCTAATGATTTACAATTCTTACAAATGGCAAAAGCAAGTGGAATTAAATCAGAAACTTTTAATAAAGAACTTGATAAACAAATTGCAGAGGCAGTTATAGATGATAGCGAAATGATTAAAACTATTAACGATGAGATAGATAATACTAGAACTGTTAGAGGACAATTTACAACAACGGAAGTTGAGGGGCAGACTCCAGATGGCGAAGAAGAAGAAGAAAGTTAGAAGAGTACCAAAAGATAAAGATACAGATTTACCTAAAAAGTATCTGTCAGGATTGCGTGGAAGAAAAAGAAGTAGCAGAGCCACTTTGTTAAAATCTATGTCGTCTTTGTATAAATCTGGTGGTTTTATTCCAAGATCAATGTTTAAAGCGAGAGTAAAATAATGGCAGTAAGACGTAAGGCACTATCGGCAAGTACAGTTAGAACTTTAAAAGCTAAAGCAAAAAAATCTAAATTATTTAATCTTGCTGACTTAAAAGCCTCGTATCGGAGGGGGCAAGGGGCTTTTTTGTCCAGCGGGTCGAGACCTCGTATTGGTATGGCTCAGTGGTCAATGGCAAGAGTTAATAAGCTAATTGCTAGAGGTCGATCTGGAACTTTTGATAAAGATATTATTGCAAGAGCAAGTAAAAGAAAACGAAGAAAGAAATAATGGCAAAGTATCAAGGTCGAACTGTAAAACTAAACAAACCTTTTAGAACACCAAATCAGAGTAAAAAATTTGCAGTTTATGTAAGAGATCGTAGAACTAAAAATGTAAAAAAGGTAAGATTTGGCGACCCTAATATGTCAATTAAAAAAAATATACCAGCACGCCAGAGGTCGTTTCTTGCGAGAATGGGCGGGGTTTTGAGACAAGTTAAAGGGCAAAAATCTTTGTCGCCAGCATTTTGGTCAATTCGTGCATGGAAAAAAAATTTCCCATTATAACGAATGTCAAAAATATTAGATAAACTTGCAGATACCCACGAGGAAAGATTAATTAATGTCCTTTATACTTTAGAGGACGATATTATTGACTCAGTAAGAAAAACTACTGTTGGCGGAACAACACTCACAACAAGACTTGCTATACAATTACAACCACAATTAAGACAAGCAATAGAAAATACTTTTTTAAACGAGGCAGATTTACTTATTAATGAAGATTATAACAAAATAGCAAAAGAAGTTTTAGATACCTTTGGTAAAATGCCTATACCCGCAAAATTTAGAAATTTAACACAAATTGATTTACAAACTATTACTGCATTAAAATATCAATCATTTAGTGGCTTTGAAGATATTGCAGAAAGATTTTTAAAAGTTATCAATGATGAGGTTTATCAAAGTGCAATCGCTGGAAGACCTTTTGCTGATGTAGAAAAAAATATTAGATCACATATTAACGGAGTTTATCAAAAGTCAAACCAAAGAGAAATCAACGAATTAGTAGATTATATTAATGAAAATAAATATAACCCAAGTCTAAAATCTAAGGTTGAAGAAAGCATAACAAAACTTAGAACACAGTATGCCGCTGATAGGGCTGGTGAAAATCTTAGAAAATATGCTGGTCAAATAGCACATGACTCAGTAATGCAGTTTCATGGTCAGTTTACAGTAAAAAAAGCAAAAGACAGTGGACTTAATCATTTTAGTTATACAGGAACTTTAGTGCGTGACTCTAGACCTTTTTGTAGAGATATGGTAAACAAAACTTTAACCGAAAAAGAAATTCGGGATATTTGGAACTCTAGGTCGTGGGCTGGCAAAAGTTCTGGAGACCCTTTTATAGTAAGAGGGGGTTATCGTTGTCGGCATACTTGGATTCCAACAAATCCTGATTGGAACATATAAGGAGATATAAATGGCTGACGAACAACCAAAAGTAGAACAAACTACTGAACAAACTGTTTCAAATGAAACAACACAAAATGAACCACAGAAAGAGGAAATAAATAAAAAAAAATTTTCTGAGGAACAAGTAAACGAAATTGTAAAATCAAGATTAGCTAAAGACAGAGCATCTACTTACAGCAAATTAGGTGTTGAAGATTTAGAAACTGCTATCCAAGCTGTTAAGTTACAGAAAGAGGCAGACGAAAAATCTAAAATTCAAAAAGGAGAATTTGAAAAAATCTTGAAAGAAAAATCAGAGGAGTCTCAAAAAACAATAAATAGTTTACAATCAGAATTAAGAGACATCAAAGTTAATAAATCTTTATTGTCGTCTGCTTCAAGAAATAAAGCTATCAATCCTGACCAAGTTGTAGAACTTTTGAATAAAAATATAAAACTAAACGAATCAGGTAGTGTTGAAATTCTAGATAAAAATGGTATAGCTAGATATAACAGTAAGGGAGAACTTTTAACTACTGACGAGTTAGTTCAAGAGTTTTTAACACAGAACCCTCACTTTGTTACTGCAACACCTAGTGGCAGTGGCTCAGTGTCAAATGTGGATAGGTCAGAACTCAGTAAACCTTTCAATCTGAGTGATTTAAATATGAACGACCCAAAGGATAGAGAGGCGTATGCTAAATATAGGCAAGAACGAAATTCTAAACCCACAGTCATTCAAAACAAACAATAACCATTAAGGAGTAAAAGATGGCTAACGAAACGACAAGTAGCACGATATCAGAACTATATACTGAAATCGTTGCAGAGGCTTTGTTTGTAGCACAAGAACAAAGCATTATGAGAGGTCTTGTCAGAAACTACACTATTGCTGGCGGTGGTAAATCAGTAGAAGTACCGATTTATTCTACAGTAGCGGCAAATGCAGTTAATGAAGCAACTGACCTTTCTAACACAGCAGTAAATCCATCATCTGTGACTATTACAGCATCAGAGGTTGGAATTATGACAACATTAACAGACCTAGCAAGAAACTCAGCGTCAAGAAATGTTGCGGCAGATATTGGAAGATTATTTGGTGAGGCAATCGCTAAAAAAATCGATACAGATTTGACAGCATTATTTGATGGTTTCTCAACTAGCATAGGTGGTGCTGGAACTGAATTGACTATTGATAACATTTTCAAAGCAGTTGCAACTTTGCGTCAAGCAAATGTACC